TGTAAGTAAACTTACAAGAAGCGCAATAGCGGGAATCAGAACCTTGGTTTTGAATCGCATTATTCTAGTCTATCATAAATAGACGGCAAAGTCAAGGACTAACGTCTACCTGATCCACGCTTTTTATATCCAGTTTTCTTTTTATTCATACTTCCTGGAGTATTATATCCACTTTTATTAGGTGTATTTTTAATTCTAATCTCAAGTGCTTCTTTAATCTTGTCTAAATGTTTTCCCATTACCTTCTATTTCCTTCCAAAAATCCATTGTTTCTTCTATCTTCATCATTGCATCTGTAAATGAAAGATCGGCAAGATCTTCATATTCTAGACCAAGTTTATTTGCAAGCTTTAAAACTTTATCTACTATCATTTTTCTTACCACTAAATATAAAAAATTTTGCTAAACCAATAAAGAAGTTAAGTACAACCACTTCTAAATATCCAAGAGCAGGTACTACTGGTAAAAATGAATGTACGATACCTGCTGTAATCATAAACACCCAAAATAAAAATACCGTAGCAATTAATGCTGGTATTAAGTAATTATTTTTTTTCATTATTTTTCCGTTCATTATATTTAAATCCAGCAACTATTATTGAAAAGCCAGCAATCTGACCAGAAACAAATCCTAAAACAAAATTAATCATTTAATACACTCACTGTAATCAGAAAGGCTTCTGCAAAAGCCGCATTTTCTACTGCAAGATCTTCAACGTGACCTACATCTAATGTTCTACGAGCAAGATATTCCTGCAACCCAAAAGTATATGCAGTAATAAAATCATCTACTGAGATAAATTTCTTAGATTCTTTTTTAGATTCTTTTGACACTTTTTCAAACTTCCATTCGTTGTAACTCATTATTATCCTTTGTGGAGATGGGCGGATTTGCACCGCCGTCCTTTATATTTTCCATTATACAGTATATCAGCGGATTTGTCTAGCTTTTTTCTTACTATTTATACGACTTTCTGTTCCTATCTAGTCGTCAGACGGCTTTAGTTTATGCAGCTAAAGCGAGAGCGTTTTGTGTTGCGCCATTTATTTTTATTTAGTTTTACAAGTACTGTCTTGTGCTGCTGTATAAAGTTCCATATAGAGTCGAAACTATACATCCCCTTATATTCCATTATAGCACCCCCAGAGAGATTCGAACTCCCGACCTGTAGGGTAGAAACCTATCGCTCTATCCACTGAGCTATGGGGGCTTAGTGAGGTATGTAGGACTTGAACCTACGACTGGCAGATTATGAGTCTGCTGCTCTGACCGACTGAGCTAATACCCCAAACAATTAATTGCTTGAAGAAGATCTTTCGTTGATATAACTTCTTTCATCAATAACTTCATATGCAAATTTTTCTAATGCTTTTTCATTCTTTGCATAATCGTGTCCACAAAAATAAAGTTCTCCGTTTACACCCTTAACAAGCACAAACGCTTGAGAGCCACACTTATCGCAACGATCTGCAATTTTTAATTGACGTTCTTGCTCAGTAGTTTCCATTATAGTATTCATTATACTCCTATGGTAGTAGTGGTTAAAAAGAGGAAGTAGACTGTCGTGAGAGAAATCTACTTCCTCTATAAATATATTATAGCACCTTTATGTAGAAATTACAAGGATTTTGTAATATTTTTACACATATCTTCTACAAGTTGTTCAAAAGATAATTTTGGTTGCCAACCAAGTTTTGTAATAGCCTTATTAATATTGCCTACTAAAAGATCAACTTCTGCTGGTCTAAAAAATTCTGGACTAATTTTAATAATAGTATTACCTGTATTGGTATCAATGCCAACTTCTTCTAATCCCTCGCCCTTCCACTCAATATTCATACCAAAATACTTTGATGCAATATCAATGAAATGTCTAACAGAATGTGTTTTACCTGTGGCAATAACAAAATCATCTGGTTCTTCTTGCTGTAGAATCATCCACATAGCTTCAATGAAGTCTTGTGCGTGACCCCAATCACGCATAGCATCTATATTACCAAGATATAGACAATCCTGCTCTTTATTAGAGATAGCGTGTAAACCCTTTACAATCTTTTGTGTAACAAAATTATTTCCACGTCTTGGAGATTCGTGATTAAAAAGAATACCAGAACAAGCAAACATTCCATATGATTCACGATAGTTCTTTGTAATCCAATAGGCATAAAGCTTTGCTACACCATATGGAGAGCGTGGGTAGAAGTCTGTTGTTTCTGATTGTGGAATTTCTTGAACTTTACCAAACATTTCAGATGTTGATGCTTGATAAAACTTTGTATTAAGACCAAGAAATCTAATAGCTTCAAGAATACGAAGTGGTCCTAAAGCATTAATATCTGCTGTTGCTTCTGCATAATCAAAAGATAAACCAACGTGTGACTGTGCACCTAAATTATATATTTCATCTGGTTTAATTAAATCAATAATTCTTGTAAGAGATCCAGAGTCTGTCAAATCTCCATCGTGCATAAAAAAATTTGGTGTACCTATTAGGTGATTTATTCTACCACCATTTGGAGTAGATGTTCTACGATTAAGTCCGTGAACTTCATATCCCTTATCTAAAAGAAACTCTACAAGATAAGAACCATCTTGTCCAGTAACTCCAGTAATTAATGCTTTTTTCATTTAAATCCTTTATTGATAAAAATCCCCCACAGGATTACTGTGGGGGAAAATCATTTACTTTGCAGTTTTCTTTGCAACAGCCTTTTTGACTGGCTTAACTTCTTCTGCTGGTGTCTCAGGGATTTCTGTTTCAACCTGTGGATCACCAAATACAGCAACTAGCACATCATAAGATTCTTCAATCCAATTACGAGCGGTTTCTGTTTTTGCTTCAATGTCACCATTAAAGAGTGCTAGTGCGATTGCACCAGCCATATCGTGCCGTGAGAAGATGGTACGAAGAACTGCTGGATACTCATTAGTAGTATCAAAGCCTTCTTCAATATCATCAAAACGGCGGTAGTATGATGTTGCTACATAAGCAACCTTGCTTTCAAATGTTGTATCTTTTGTCATATGTATATATTATCCTATTTCTAATCGATTGTCAATAGTTTTTTAACTATTATTCTTCTATGTCTTCTGGTAAATCCATCTTTTTCATAGATTTAATATTTGCCCATTTTTGCCTTGCAAAAGCAAAACCTGAATCGCCACCCCAAAGATCCCAAGCAACTCTGCCTGGACTTGGATAGCCTTTTTCTCCACCGTTAAAACCTTCAGCTTTTTTATCAACTTCGTGGCGGGAAAAAAAAGAAAACATTCTAGCAATAGTAGATTCGCTCAATGTCTCACCATTTACTATTTGATTTGCTCTAGCAAGACCAACCCCTGTGCCACCACGCTTGCCTTCTTTATGCCATTTTAATGCTCTTGCAGCAGCAGTTTTCATACCCGATGTTGCTTTAAATCCTTTATCCATAACCATATTATATCAGTATTTTCCTCTAATATAATTAATCATATTTTGTTGATGACTAGTTAAATTATCTAAATTACAACTATATGTTTTTTCATTTGGAATAACTACCCAATCATTAATATCTTCTTTTACGGTCATATCTACCAACCCCATATTCCATAACTCAAAGATGGTTTCATTTGTTTCTTTGATTTGTTCTTCATAAAAATCAGGAAATTGTTTTCTAAACTTTGGGGTAGTTTGATATAGAGGTTCATCATTGCCATCATATCCCATCTTAATAAGGTAGCCATCTTCTACAAGTTTATTAATCATTTCTGTCATTTCTTCATCATCATTATTAAATATATCAAACATTAAACCATACCCATTCGACTAAAATAATCACCTAAGTCTTGTGTGGTTTCTGACACCTTATGTCTATATGGTGTATCAATTATATTTTCACCGACCTCTTTTGGGTCATCCGCTTTAAAGTCACCAAAACTATGTATCTCTATTTCTCTATCACCCAAATTTTTTGGGGTACCTGCAATAGCATTATAGATAGAACCACATACAGCATCTGCAAGATCTTTAGAACCTTTTCTTGGGTGATCTACCTTATCACGAATCAAACGTAATTGCAATAGTTCTTCTGTAAGTAGATTGATTGATGGACCAAGTATTCTTTCTTCCGCCACAAGCATAGCCATATCTTCATAATGTTTTTTTGCAACAGAAAGTGTTTCTGTATTCATACCAAGAGCTTTAAGTTCATTCATAATATCTAGACTATTCCAACGGTCAAATGTAACTTTACGAATATTAAATCCTCTAGCCCTAAGTTCTAAAATATAATTTTTTACATCTTTAAACTCTACAGTTTTATCTTTGGTTGGTGTCCACCATCGAACAGCATCAACTACAACATATGGATTAACAACATCATAATCATTGAAAGTATTTACTTTTACCCATTTATCAACGTGTGCTAAAGACACCGCACAATGATCGTGCTTTTGTGCAAGATCAACGTGAATAAAATATTGTTTTTCTGCGTTTGGTTGGAACCATTCTGCAAACCTACCCTCATCATTTACAGCAAGACTAGGACTTCTAAAACAAGCCTCAATCTTTTCTTTTGAACGAAAAAAAGCATCTACTGCATCTGGAGGCATACAAGCAAAACGAGATAAGGCATCAATAGGGTTAGTAAAGAAAGCAATCTTAAAATCTTCAATTTTTCTTGTTGGGTTAATTTCCCAAGTTGGTCTACGAAGAGCAAACACTTTAGGAAACTTATATGTTTCAATAATATCTTCTTCCCATTGTACGGTAAAGTAGTTATCTTGATTTTCATCTTCCATTTCTTCATCAAGTTTAAATGTATGTTCTCTAGTAAGGATTTCTTTTGTTGCTACCACCGCATTATATCGTTGTTGTATGTAGTCATTACGGTAACGAGGGAAAGACAATAAAACAACTTTACCAAAGTCAGGAAATCGTGAATCTACAGATGCACGATACATATCGTATAGACCCTGAGCAGTTTTTGCTTGATCGTGACCTGATGTAGAGTCTGTAGCAAAACCAGAAATCTCATCAAGAATTACACAAAGTACGTTGTAA